ATAATGAAATAGCCAAATATTTAAAAATATCAGAATTAAAAACACAGCTTGGAGGATAATATGAGTGACAAAGTACTACTAAGGGAATGGTACCCGCTAACAGTTGATAAGGGTGTTATTAATGAATCAATGAGAAGTAATGATGGAAAACTTTTTCTTAAAGGAATTTTGCAAAAAGCTGAAACTCTTAATCAAAACGGTAGAATCTATCCAAAACCTATCTTGGAAAGAGAAATTAAAAATTATCAAAAGCTTATAGATGAAAATAGAGCATTAGGTGAATGTGATCATCCTGATACTGCAGTTGTAGAATTAAAAAACACATCTCATATTGTTAGAGAAGCATACATGAAAAACGATGTTGTTTATGGTACTATTGAAATCTTGCCAACGCCGTCAGGTAAAATTATTCAAGATTTAATAAGCTCGGGGGTTACACTAGGTATTTCTTCTAGAGGAGTCGGATCAGTTCAAAATATCGGAGGCAATACAATAGTTCAAGAAGACTTTCAGTTAATATGCTTTGACATGGTTAGTGAACCTTCAACTCCAGGGGCATATATGTTGTCAGAGGGTAAAAAAGTTAATCAAAAAGAACTAAACAGGGTTTTTAACGCATCTGATAAAATTAATAGAATTTTTAATGATATCCTGGAGTGGTAATATGAAAATAACAAAAAATGTTTTAAAAACTGTTGTAAAAGAATGTCTAATTGAAATACTATCTGAGGGCTTTAGTCTATCTCAGACAAAGTCTCAGTCTGACATTGACAATACAATCAATGAAGTTAAAAGATCACCTAGAAGAAAAACTGCAGACTTGATTAAGTTTGAAAACCGCGTAAAAGAAACTTCACAAAGCTTAACAAAAGACCCAGTTTTAAGTTCAATCTTTGAGGATACAGCTAAAACAACACTACAGGAACAGCTAAATACACCAAGCTCAGTTTCCGCAGGAGATAGAGCTGCTTACGCTGCTGCGACAAACGATCCTACTGATTTGTTTGGTGAATCTGCAGATAAATGGGCATCTCTTGCCTTTGGTAATTCTAAAAAATAAAAAGTTTAGATAAATTACAAATTAGTGTATAATTATTTTTCGATAGGAGGACCCTAACTATGTCTAATAAAAAAATTAAAACTTTGACTCCCGCTGTCTTAAAAAGAATGATCATGGAAGAAAAGCAAAAACTTATGAAAGAGTCAAATGCTGATTCTTTTTTAAAGCAAGGTTCAAATAAAGTTAACCCATATACAGCAAAATCTTCAAAAGCAGGAATGCAAGAAGTCCAAGCTGACAAGTATGCAAGCACTGTTTCACTTCTTAATAAGGCTAAAATGATAAAAGAAGAAGAAGCAAAGCTTAAAAAGAGACTTGGCCAGATCTTGGAAATGAAGAAAAACATTAAAAGAAAACTTTTAAGAGATCTATAAGATGCCTACTTTTAGATCAACAACTGTAAAAGCAAAGCTTCCAGGTTCTAACCCGCTAGGCAATAGAAACCACAGCAGGATTAGAGCAGCATTTCCTAATTCACCTTTGCCTATTGGTAAAAATGAATATAATGAAGATTACTTAAAAAATTTGGCAGAAGCTGTTTTAAAAGGAAACGGAGGTCCAGGGGAAGGTTTTTCAAATACAAACGTTTCCAACGGGACAGTTAATGATAGCGGCTATATGTTTGGTACATTTGACCTAAACTATTCTGAAGCACCTGACCTAAGTACTGTTGAAGTGGGAGGAGAAGGAAAGCCTGCGTCTCCTTTTATACCTAACATTGCTTCCTCAGACAACGCAATGCCGTCTGGACAGCCTGAGTATTTAGGTGAATTACCTAAAAAATCAAACATGTATGGTTCTGGTCCCGGTGGTGCTGTTTCCCCTAGTGAAACATCAAAGATAATTAGTGCACAAAAGATTGGTGAGCTTGTTTTAGGTCCTATTGCAGGACAGTCTAAGTCGGGATAGAAATGGGAAACTTTGTATCATCTAATACTTACGATCCGACACATGTTGATACGTCTGCAAAGTGGAGACCAACCGTTTCCACTTTTCCTTATTATGATGGTGATGAAGAAGAGTCAACTGAAGAAGAGCTTGACTTAGATGATGAAAGAGAACAAATAAATAAAAAATGGAAACAACAAAGTTCGGGTGACTATTATAGAGGTGACCCACAAACTTTTGGTAGAAATTTTCATGGTATTGCATATGAAGGTGTAAGTCATAGAAGTGGCATATCTCCAATAGCAAATTTATATAAAAATGCTGACGGTCCTCCTATTGGAACGGGTGGTTCAGGCCAGGCATTTAGAACAACTGGGATGCTTAGAAGAACAGGCACCCAGTGGGGTTTTACGAAAGGAAATGTAAAATCTAAAAAAAGAAAAGGCAAGGTTAAGTTTAGAATTAAAGATTTTTTTGAAGATCTTGAAGAAGCTGACCATGATTTATTAGAAAACTTTTTTTTAAAGAATAAGAGCATTTTTATATTTTAACGTATAATTAGAATAAGAGCGGAGAAAATAATGTCAACAAACATTTATGAACAAGCAATTGCAGAAGCTAAAAAACTTAGAGAAGTTGCCGAGCAAAATGCAAAAAACGCAATAATTGAAGCAATTACACCTCGAGTCAGAGAGTTAATCGATAGAGAGTTATCTGATTCTGTAGACACGCCAGAAGATTTTCTATCAGAATCTATTGAATCTGGTGATGATGATATTATTCTCGAGGAATCTGCCATCTTAGAGCTTGCTAGAGAAATCGCAGAAAACAAAGAAGAAAAAGAAGATGACAACAAAAACGAAGAAAAAGATGCAGATGATGATGTTGTCGAAATGATTAATAGAATTTTAAATGAAGAAGATGAAGAAGAGAAATCTTCTGAAGATAAAAAAGAAAGTTACAAAAACGAGGAAGATATGAACTTAGAAGAACTTTTAAATGAAATCAAAATGGAAATCGATTTCGGAGAAATCGAAGACGAGGATATTGAGAGCGCCCTTCTTGAGCTCATGCCGACAGTCAAGATGATGGAAGAAGAAGAAGCTTTGGAGGCAGATGTTGATATTGAAGCTGAGCCCGAAGCTGAAGCTGGTGAAGAAGAAGGTGAAGAAGGTGAAGGTGAAAAGCTTGACTTTGCTGCACTAATGGGTGATGAAGAAGAAGGTGAAGAACCTCCCCAGGAAGAACCAGTTGAAGAAGTATTTTCAATTAACGAAGACGCTCTTTCTCGCGAACTTAAAAGATTAAGAAACAATAGATCTAGCAATAGCACCAATGAAACTCAAAACTTAAATGAGTCTCGCTATCGTGAACAACTCCTTAAAGAGCAACGCAATAATCGTGAGCTTAAAGGAAAGCTGGATGAATACCGAGGTGCTGTTGAAAGCCTCCGTGATCAGCTTAACGAGATGAATCTGTTTAATGCAAAACTGCTCTACGTTAATAAGCTTTTACAAACGAAGGGATTAGATTCTAGTCAAAAGAAGACTATTATCGAATCTATTGATAATGCAGAAAGCTTGAGAGAAGTTAAGTTAGTGTATAAAACACTTTCCGAATCAGTTAATAAAAAATCTGCTGGTTCACTCAATGAATCAAAAATTAGAAGACGTGCAAGCTCTTCATCTAGACCAATGAAACCAGGCGGAACATTATTAAATGAAAGCTCAAATCAGGTTAATAGATGGGCAAAACTTGCAGGTCTTAAATAAGCTGACATAATCAAATATTTGGAGGAAAAATGTCAAATTTTAGTTTACACCAACTTACAGAAGGTATCCGTGATAGACATATCGGTGCTGAAGGTAAGCGTTTAGTTGAAAAATGGGCTCGTACCGGTCTTCTTAGAGGACTGGAAGGGACAAAACGTGAAAACATGTCACGTCTTTTAGAAAATCAAGCTGCGCAGGTTCTTAGAGAAGCTAATACGTTAGGTTCTGGCGGTGCTGGTGCTTCTGCTTCTGGTGATCTTCGTGGTTTTACCAATATTGCTTTCCCAATTGTACGTCGTGTATTTGGTGGATTGGTTGCAAATGATCTGGTTTCTGTACAACCTATGTCATTGCCATCTGGTCTTCTTTTCTACTTAGACTATACATACGGAACAAATGTTGGTGGTGAAGGAAATGCTACAGATGCTACTTATGCTGCAGGTCAATCAATTTATAACAACCCAACTGGTAAAGGTATCCAATCTGGATCTCTTGCTGCTGGTGGTATGTATGATCTTGCAGGTTCAGGATACTCAAGAGTTCACTCTGGTTCAACAGCTATTGGCCCAGCTTCTGCTGGTTCTTTTAACATTAGTGCTACAGCTAATACATTGACCGATAGCAATCTTGCTGCTACTACAGGAACAGACGCTCGTTTCTTGCAATTTGATCCACAAATCACGCAACAAATTGACGACGGCGAAGCTGAGTACCAATTTGTAGTTTATGACCTAACCGCAACAACGGGTGGTAAATTTAACAATGCTGACTTAACATTAATCAAAGACTTCGCAGTTACTGCTGGAACGGGTTTGGCTGCCCCTGGTGATGCTGTGCAAGGTGGTGTTGGAGTTTTAAATGTTAGAAGACTTAATCAATTAGGTACTTTATCTACAAATACATTTACCCCTAACCCGTTTGCAAAACATGGTGATACTGGTCTTGCTTTATTAACAGTAGTTAAAGTAAATGCTGGTGCTAGAGCAATCGCTTCTGACTCGGATCACGCACTATCTTGTGCAGTTGGTGCATCACTTGACAATACCAATGCTGACGGAACCTCTTTGGTTATCCCATCATTTGAATCAAACATGACTGCAGGAACTCCATCTCCTGAGATCCCAGAAATCGATATCAAAGTTGAAGCGATCTCCGTTACAGCTGATACTCGTAAGTTGAGAGCTCGTTGGTCTCCAGAACTGGCACAAGATCTTAATGCTTATCACTCAATGGATGCTGAAGTTGAATTGACTCAGATCTTGTCAGAGCAGATTGCATTGGAAATCGATCGTGAAATCTTGAATGACTTGATTACTCAAGCTCGCGGTGCTAACTTCTTCTGGTCTCGTTCACCTGGTAAATTCCTTAACAAGAGAACTGGTGCTACAATCGAAAAAGCAAATACACTTCAAGCTGGTCCAGCATTTACTGGTACAGTTCGTGAGTGGTATGAAACTTTGATTGAAACCATTATTGATGTTGCTAACGAAATCCATCGTAAGACTTTGAGAGGTTCTGCAAACTTTGTTGTTACTTCTCCTGAAGTTGCTACAATCTTTGAAGCTTCTGTAATGTACAAGCCTTCTTTGAAAATTGATGGCCAGGGTCAAGTTGGTGCTCCGTTCTCATTAGGGGCTCAATCAATTGGTTCACTTTCTAACAGATTTACTGTTTATAAGGATCCTTACTTCCCACGCAATAAGCTGTTGGTAGGTTATAAAGGTGGTTCATACTTGGAAACAGGTTATGTCTACGCTCCTTATGTACCGTTAATCGTTACTCCTACTATTTTCCAACCAGAGGATTTCACACCAAGAAAAGGTGTAATGACTCGTTACGGTAAGAAAATGGTTCGTGGTGACTTCTACGGAACAGTAACTTGCATGGATATGAACGTTATCTAACGAGAAATCTTTTCTGGTTAATTAGAAGGCTGTGGCTTATGTCACAGCCTTTTTTATTGCTTTTACTTAAGAAAATATATACTTATATTAAACAAGTAGCAGGAGAAGCAAATATGATTTTTTATTTATTATGTTTAATTACTTTTTTATTTGCAGAAGAATCACAGGTTTCAGAGGAAACAATAGTTGTTGAGTCCCATAGGGATTTTGAAGTCTATGTAGCCCCGATTAAAATGACTGTTTTGTCTGAAGAGGTTGAAGCAGTCATTTCAAAGAAATCAGTTTATGGATATACATCTCAGCACTGGCGTAATGCAAAAGTAAGACACCCAGATTACGAAAACATATGGCAACCTATTACAATGCACAAAGAAATAAAAGTTTATGACATTGATACAATTGAATATATTTGGGATAATTGCAATTATAGACGCGATGCTAAAAAATGTGCGTATCAAAACAACCACATGTTACACGAGACGTATATAACAATAGATGATCATCAAATTGTTGTCGAGATGTTCCTTTACGCGCCTGACTTGACAATAATAAATAAGTCAACATATACATCAGAGTCACAGATCAACTGGATAAAACAACAAGAAGTTACTGTTACACAACAGCAAGGAATGTTTGGTTCTCAGACTACGATTAACATGCCTAAAGAAGA